CCTGCCGCCTTGTCGATCGCCTTGGACACGTCGTGGGACTTGGGGAAGCCGGACCCGTAGATCCAGTCGATGCCGTCGCGGATCTCGAACCCGGCGTCCTCGATGGCGCAGGTGAGCCGGTGCACGGTTCGGGTGCCGCCAAAGGCGAGCAGGTGCCCGCCCGGCTTGAGTACCCGCCGCACCTCGGTCCAGAGGTCCATGCTGTAGGCGATGCCCGAGGAGTCCCAGGTGCGCCCCATGAATCCCAGCTCGTAGGGCGGGTCGGTGACTACGGCGTCAACGGAGCAGTCGTCCATGGTCGCCACGACGTCCAGGCAGTCCCCATGATGTACGGCATGGGTCATCCGATGGCCTCGAAGTGCTTGAGGACCATGCGCAGCCAGGCCAGGTCGTCATCGAAGCGGACCCACTTGTTCTCCCCACCCCGGACGATGTAGCGGCCCATGTTGAACACGACCTCGATGGACCACTGGTGCTTCGGGCTGGCCCAGGTGAACACGGTTCCGCTGGGCTGGGGTGTGGTGAGGGTGTCGCCGGGCAGCAGGTCCTCCAGGTCGGCGAGGAACTTGTCTCGGTCGAAGCGGTCCATCTCGTGGATGTTCTGGACGCTCATGCCTCAACTCCCCTGCGGTGTAGGAACGTCCCGAGTACTCCGAGACGCTCATGTCGGTATTCGCCTCGGTCACAGGCGGCTTCCAGCTCGGTCACAGAAACCCCGGTTTTGCGTGCCGCCGTGGAGATGGGGATAAGTTCCAGATAAGCCTGGTCGGGCAGTGATTGAATTGCCCTCTCGGCCCCCCAGAGCCACTCCCCCACCCGGATCGCGGTTTCCACATTCATCCCACGCTCCAAGGCCTCCCACCTTCTCAAGCTCTCCCCCTCCACGCCGATCAGGCGAGCCTGGGCATTTCGGGTCATAGAGAGCCTGTCACGCAAACGTGCCAGATCGCCGCCCAAGACCGCTGCATAGCCAGCTTCTGCCAGCTTACGAGCGGTTTGGTCGATCACCTCGCTCATGGTACTCCTCTTCAACTCGTGTATGTCAAGCATCAGAACAGTACACTAAACGGACATGTGGTGTATATGATCAGATCATGGGTCTTTCCCTGGCAGAACGATATGCCCAAGAGCTGAGCCCCGCCGAACAGAAGGCGTGGGTCAATTCGCTGTCCCCACAGATGCTTAAAGAGATCGCACGCCAGGAATGGTGGTGGACAGCACGGCCCGAGCAGATCCCGCCAAAGGGCGACTGGTCCCTATGCCTCATCCTTGCCGGGCGAGGATTCGGAAAGAGCAAGCTGGCCTCTGAATGGATCGTTCAGCGCGTATTGGACCATCCTGTCGACCGGCATGGCTTCCGCACCGAATGGCTCATCATCTCCGAGACCCTTTCGGACGCACGTACGATTTCCATCGAAGGCCCCTCGGGTGTCCTGCGCGTGCTCGAACGGCGCGAGATCCCCTACAAGTACATCAAGCACCCGAAGCCCCAGGTCGTCATCGGCGAGCACAAGTCAGTGATCTTCTTCGAAGGCGCGGACGGAGCCGACGTCGGCCGTGGCTACAACGCCGCAGGTGCCGTCCTCGACGAGGTAGCAAAGTGGAAGAAGCCCCGCGAATCCTGGTACGAGGGCATCATGCCCTCACTGAGGGCCGACCTGTTGGGGGATCACCCTAGGACCCTGGTGGCCACCACACCTAAGCCGATCGACCTACTACGCGAATGGGTGACCCGCGATGACGGAACAGTAACGCTCATTCGTGGATCGACGTTCGACAATGCGGCGAACCTTTCCGCGTACACCCTCGATGAGCTGGACAGACGCTACGCCGGAACCACCATCGGACGCCAGGAACTCTACGGAGAACTCCTCGACGCCCGAGACGGAATGCTGTTCGGATTCCGCTCCATCGACACCAACCGCATGACCCTTGAGATGGTGAATGAGAACGTTGAGCTGACTCACCTCACCGTAGGAGTCGACCCCACCCTCACCGACGAAGGCGACCTCATGGGTGTCGTCGTCATGGGCAGGGACACCAAGAACCACATGTACGTCCTCGGTGACGAGTCGGTCCCGCTGACCTCCCGACCGGCCGCCCTGCACATCTGGCGTGTCTTCCACCGCTACGGGGCCGACACGATCGTGGTGGAGGAGAACCTGGCCAAGCGGTGGATGATCGACGTCCTACGCGACGCCTACACCGAGCTACGCGACCAGGACAAACTGTTCCCCGCCGGGACGACCCCACCCATCAAGCGGGTCGACTCCAGGTTGGGAAAGAAGCTGCGCGCCGAGCCGGTCGCCATGAGGTACGAGCAGAACTCGGTACACCACATCGGGACATTCTCCTCACTTGAGGAGGAGATGCTCAACTTCGACCCGACCGACTCCCACAACTCCCCTAACCGCATGGACGCCATGGTCCACGCCGCCCGTCATCTGATGGCCGGGGAGAAGCGCCGCATTCGCCTGGTTGACCCCAGTGTGCTCTGGACTCCCACAAGATAGGTGGCTATGGCCCTGAATGCCCGTTTCTACCTTAGTATTGACTCGTGATCGATCTGGTGCTACTCGTCGTGCTGCTCACCGGGGCAGTCGCACGCCTGTGTGTGCTCATGGTCGAAGACAAGATCACCGAGTTCTTCCGCACCTGGGTCAAGACCAAGGTCGGCGAAGACCACCTGCTCACCTTCGGCGTCAACTGCCCCTGGTGCTGGTCGATCTGGTTCGCCTTCCCGATGACCTTCCTGACCTTCCCGGACAGCGGAGTGTGGCGAAACATCATCACAGCCCTGGCCGTGTCCTACACCGCCTCCCGACTCGCGGACAGGTAGCCCAGCATGGCCAAGCCAATGATCAGCCGCAAGCCGGGCACCGACATCGAGGTTGCCCCACCGACCGAGTTCGCGTCGATCCAGATCTCCCCGATCAGCGCGGCGGCCCGGATCAACCCCACCGACAACCTGTGGGACTCCTACTCCTTCACCTCCCGGGGCTGGCAGCGTGAAGCCTGGCGCTTCTACCACTGCATCCCCGAGCTTCACTTCGCCGCGAACTACATCGGTGCCGCCTGTAGCAGGGTGAGGATCTTCGTTCAGCACCTGAACAAGTACGGCGTACCCGATGGCGAGGTCACTGAGGACGCCGAGATCGCAGCGATCGGGCAGACCCTGTTCGGTGGCCCGGCCGCCAGGGCCCAGGCGCTGAAGATGCTCGGGGTGAACCTGACCGTCGCCGGGGAAGCCTTCATCGTCGGGCGGGCTAAGCGCAACGTCCTCGGTTCGGACAAGTGGGTCGTCGCCTCGACGTCGGCGATGAAGCGACGCAACGGCGGCTACGCCCTCAACATGGGCTTCGGACCCGAGCAGCTCATCGGCGGCGCGGACATCGTGGTCAAACTGTGGAACCCCGACGAGGAGTTCCCGGCACGGGCCGACTCACCGACCCAGGCGTGCATCAACGTCCTCACCGAGCTTGAGGAGTTGATGCTGTACGAGTTCTCCCAGATCGACTCGCGCCTGTCCGGTGCCGGGGTCGTATGGCTGCCCGCCGGTATGAGCAACGGGCCCAGCGACTCGTCCACGGCACCCCAGTCGGCAACGGACGTGTTCAACCAGTTCGCTCAGGTGGCCCAGGCGTCCCGGCGCGGGCGGGGCACAGCGGCCGGAGTGGTCCCGAACTTCATCGAGATCCCCGACGACATGATCGGCAAGATGCAGGACAAGCCGATGCGGTTCGACTCGGAGCTGTCGGACAAGCTCACCCAGTACAAGGAGGGTGCGGTCAAGAGGCTCGCGACGGGTATGAACATGCCTGCCGAGCTGATGTTGGGCATGGGCGACGTGAACCACATCTCGGTCTGGTCGATCGAGGAGAGCTTCGTCAAGATCCACATCGAGCCGATCATGAACCTGATCTGCGATGGCCTCACCCAGTCCTACCTGCGCAAGCTCGTCACCGCCCTCGGCAAGAACCCCGACGAGTACACCCTCGCCTTCGACACAGCCCCGCTGACCGTCCGCGCCTCAAGGCTCCAGGACACCATCAACCTGTACGAGCGCCGACTCGTCTCAGGCGAAGCAGTCCTGCTGGCAGGCAACTACAACCCGCTCACCGACGCCATGAGCGAAGACGAGTCGACCGAGCTGTTCACCCGCGAACTCCTGCTCCGTGACCCGACCCTGGTTGCTGTCCCCGCCCTGGTGGAGGCGGCCAACCTCGACATCGACATGCCCGAGCCGGTCATGGCCGTCCCAGGTGACCCGAACGCCCCAGGCCCGCCACCACCACCGGCACCGGACAGGTCCACCGACAACCAGCGCAGGCCGGTCGACCCGAGGTCCACGGACACTGGCCCGACCAGGCCAGCGGTCAACCCGGGCTCAGGTGGCACCCCGATCCTCGCCTCGGCCGTACTCAACGATTCACCGGATGCTGTACTGGCCGCTGCGAACGTGGTCGTCCGGCGTGCCCTGGAGATCGCAGGTGGCCGCCTGCTCAGCCGAACCCATCGAGGCCAGTTCCCTGATGTGCCGAAGTTCGAGATCCACACCCGGATCAAGGTAAGCGGGGCACAGGCCAGCGAGGCACTGTCGGGCACGTTCGATCATCTGGTCCTCGACTTCGCCGGGCTCGGTGTGGACACAGGCAAGATGCGGGCCACCCTGGAGGACTATTGCCAGGACCTGCTGCGCAGCTCATCCGAGCACAGCCTAGGCCGTCTTGGTGAGGTCATCGATGCCCGCCGCTGAGGAGGAGTCGCGGGTCCTGGCCGCAGTCAAGCGGGGCATCGAAGTCTTCGTGGCTGCCCTGCGCAAGGTCATGCGCCCCGGCGACCCGGACCCATCAGCCGTGCCTGATGCCCAGCCCGCGTGGATGGCCCAGCTCGACCAGGTGATCATGCCGGTCCTGGAGACGGTGGTCGACCACGGCTGGCGCTGGCAGTCCGGGCAGCCGTTCATCTCAGGCAACTCGTTCACGTTCGCCCAGCTTGCCCTGACCCGCAACCTGCTGGTGAGGATGCCCGACGACGTCTACAACGAGATCTTCTTCATCCTCACCGATGGCATGGCGAAGAACCAGTCCAGGGACATGATCTCCGCCCGGGTTGATGCGACAATTCTGAACACTGGGAGTGAATGGTGGCAGAATCGGGCACAAGTGATCACTCGGACGGAGACGAACAGGGCCTGGAACGCAGGTGTGCTAGCGGCGGCCCAGTACTACGAGCCGCCAACGGGCCCTGGCTGGATCAAGGTCTGGGATGCGGACCTGGACGGCCACGAGAGGCCAGCCCATCGACGTGCGGATGGGCAGTCACGTGGCTTGACCGACACGTTCCAGGTGGGTGGCGAGGACCTTCGGTTTCCTGGAGATCCAGCCGGGTCAGCCTGGAACGTTGTGGGATGCCGATGCAAGATGACGATCAAGAAGGGGAGCTGAGGTGACAATCCGCTGGTATGGCCTCGTCGCGCCAGAAGAGGCTCCCACTGGAGACCGACGCATGTTCGCCGCAAATGCACTCGGGTTCCGCAACTTCCCCCTGCCCATGGGCTGGCAGCGTGTCTCGGGCCAGGGTCACGCCGGGTCGGTCACCGTAGCCAGTTGGGATCGCCAGTACCAGGGGGCGGGTGGCGTATGGGGGTCCGGTGAATTCCTTGATCCACGCCGCGTCCCCGAAGTGCTCGAAGCGGTGTACCTCCTGGAGAAGGGGCTCATCGGGCCATCGGTCGACCTCGACCCAGACCTTGCCTATGAAGTTGTCGCTCACCCCACCCAGCCCGACGAGTTCGCCATGAAGGTCACTCGGGCTAACGTCCACGGCGTCACCCTGGTCATGAGCCCCGCGTTCCCCCAGGTCCACATCACGGTTGACGACGATGCCGAGATGGCCGTCCTCGCCTCGGCTGGGATCACCTGTGCCATGTCGACTGAGTTCGCGGTCAACTCCACAGCCTGGCGCAAGTTCCCCCTGGCACCACGTGAGACCAAGTTCAGTTTCGAAACTGCTGAGAACAACATCGCGGCGTGGTCCGGGGGTGATCCCGCCAAGTACGGCTCGGCTTTCCTGTGGAAGGACGACAAGGGTAACCCCCTCAACAGGGAGACGTACCGTCTGCCGATCATCGACGTGATCGACGGCAAGGCATACCTGATCCCCCGGGCCGTGTTCAGCGCAGGCGTGATCATGTCCGGTGGGCATGGCGGCCTGTACGACACGCTCGACGAAAACCAGCGAATCAAGGTCCAGCAGGTGCTCACTGACATCTACGACATGCTCCGTGACGAGTACGCCGATCCCCGAGTCGTAGCCCCTTGGCAGCGTGGCGGCCGTCAGGGTGCGGACTCTGAAGTCGCCCCGCCGAGCCAGGCTGCCCTGGCGGACGACGCCTTCCAGCTTATCGATGACGAGGAGTACGCCATGACCGCAAGTGGGATGGTGAAGCCACCTGACTTCATGTTCGCCAACCCCGCACTCGCTGGCCCTACGCCGCTTCGGGTCGACAAGGACGGCCATGTCTACGGGCACCTGGCAACATGGAAGCAGTGTCACATGGGCGTTGGCAACCGTTGCGTGATCGCTCCGCATAGTAAGACCAACTACGGATACTTCAAGCAAGGCTCAGTCCTCACCAAGGGCGGCAAGCTCGTCCGGGTCGGAAAGATCACCCTTGGGACCGGTCATGCCGACGAGAGCTTCGGCGTTGTCCCAGCCGTCGAACACTACGACAACACAGGATCTTGTGTCGCAGTGGTCAACGCAGGTGAGGACAGCTTCGGCGTTTGGGTAGCCGGTGCACTGGTCGACAGTGTGACCGAGTCCAGCGTCGCAGAGCTGAGGCGTTCTCCACTGTCCGGTGACTGGCGTCGCGTGCAGGGCAACCTTGAACTGGTAGCCGCGCTGGCTGTCAACAGCCCAGGTTTCCCCGTCCTTCACGAGGATGGCGACGGGGCCTACTCGCTTACGGCCGCTGGCATGGTGGTCGAACAGTACGCCGGAGTCGTAGAGGACGTAGGCGTTCAGGCCGGGACCGAAGCTGTGCCAGTTGGTCAGAGTGAGGCCTTTGTCGACGTCGATGCCTTCCTGGCCCGGGTTGCCGGGGACTCCCGTGCGGCCGGTATCGCTCAAGCTTTCCATGATCTACTCCCGGTAGAGTCTGACTGTGGCTGTGGCCAGTAAGGAAGGGTGATCAGCGTGTGTTCATGCGGAAAGAACAAGGACGGGTCGGCGGCACAGTTCGTCGTGACCACCGGCAAGGGTGAGACCAGGACGGTTGCCTCAGAGCAGGAGGCAAGGGCGATCACCAGATT